AACATGATGGCCTTTGCAATGTTTGCTCGCAAGCACCCAGACGCAATGCTTTACATCCATGCCGACCCAACTTCACCGCATGGATGGAACCTTATGGCACTTGGCCAGTTGCTTGGTATCCCAGTAGACAACATGACCTTTCCTGACCCACTTGCCTACCGCTATGGGATGTCGCAGGAAACACTTGCAGGTATTTACTCATCCTTTGATGTTTTATTGGCTACCAGCTATGGGGAAGGCTTTGGGGTTCCGACTATTGAAGCTCAGTCAGTAGGTGTGCCAGTTATCGTTAGCAAGTTTGCCGCTAGTCCAGAGCTTGTTGGGGATGGTTGGGCAGTAAGCGGTCAGCCGCTTTATGACCCGGCCCAGCACTCATTTTGGCACATACCATCAGTGCCAGAGATTGTAGAGGCATTAGAACAGGCCTATGCTAGGGGCAAGGGCAAGTCAGCCAAGGCTGTTGAGTTTGCTCAGGCTTTTGACCATGAAAAGGTTTGGCAAGAAAACTGGATGCCAGTGCTAAAGAAGCTTCTCAAATGATTGCTTGGGTATCTCACCATCTCCCCGACAAAGACGGCAACCTTATTGGTGGTGCAGAGATGACCGATGTGGCATTGCTTACAGATGCCCCAACTGACTACACAATTATCACACCCGGCAATTGGAAACAAGCCCTAGATTTTGACAAGATAGTTATTACAGGCACAGACCTACTAAGCCCCTTTGCCATGAGCCAGCTTGCCAGGCGAAAGCCTGTTGTTGCTGTCCATCACTTGCAAACAAGAACAGAGGAAAGAGCTGAACTACTTAGCTCTGCCTCAACCCTTATCTGCCACAGTCCAAGGCACCTAGAGCTAGAGCTTGAGTGGACAACCCCAAAGCAAAGCACTTGGATTATTAGCCCACATGACCCCAGCCAGTTCACAACTAAACCCAAGGAAAACTTTGCACTATGGGCTGCAAGGTTGCACCCTCAAAAGGGTCCGATGGAAGCGATGCAGTGGGCAAGTCAAAACTCAATCCCTTTGCTAATGATGTATGACAAGACAAGGGCCGAGGTGCTAGAGGCAATGAGTCGAGCCAAGGATTTTGTTTTCTTGCCAAATGGCTTTGACGCCGAGCCACGCACAATTATTGAGGCAGTCCTGTCTGGTTGCCAGGTACACACAAATGAGCTTGCTGGCATTAGCTCAATACCTAACTGGCAAGACCCAGAAACTATTGCCAGCTTAGTCAGCAACTCTAAGGAATTATTTTGGTCAACAGTCCTACAGTAGGTATCTGCTCAAGCTTGTTTGGTACTGGCTACTCTGGCTTTTACCCAAGATGGTGGGAAGGTATCCAATCTCTGAATAAGCAACCAGCCGAGATAGTTATTGTCCATGACCCTGCCAACAAGGATGAAGTCCTGTCAAACATCCCACAAGATTACAAGGCAATCACAAAAACAATAGAAATGACTGGAACTTACTCAGACTTTAGGCTCGCGATGCAAGGCTCACTAACAACTGACTGGATTTCTGTCGGCGATGTTGACGACAAGTATCTGGGTAATGCCTTTGACGAACTTGACCTAGCTGATGCTGAGGGCTATGACATCTACATTGACAAGGTTCAATTTAAGCATGACAGTTCAATCTTTGAGGGCACCTGGCAACCTGACCAGATACCCTACAGAATGACCTGCCCAGGCAATGCACCTATCAAGCGTGAGCTGTATGAAAAGACTGGTGGTGCTAGAGGTGGCAGTTTCTACGATGACTGGGAGCTTTACATCAGATGTGTTGCCGCTGGTGCCAAGCCATTCCACGCCTCAACTGTTAGGCTTATCCATGACCTTGGACACGATAGGGTCACACTCAGCGGAGTCAACAGGCCAAGCATAAACGACAGCATTGGCCAAGAGGCAATCGCTAAGGTTCGACAAGAGCTTGGTTTTTAGGAGAGAGCAATGAAGGTTGGAATCACAGGCGGTCAAGGCTTTATCGGGTCTTGGGTAGCCGAGGAACTTGTCAGGCGTGGGCACTCAGTGCTGAGCCTAGACCACCGAGTACGCAAACACTCTGACAATGTGATGCTTGGCGATGTCAGGGATGAAACGGCAGTTATGGAGTTTGCAGCTCATGTTGACGGCATCATCCATCTAGCGGCAGTCTTGGGCACAGTTGAAACCATTGACCGACCCTTGCCGGCAGCAGAAACAAACATCATTGGCACCCTCAATGTATTTGAGGCCGCATCTCGCTATGACCTGCCAGTAGTCTTTGCCGCTGTTGGTAATGCCAACATTGCTAGGGGCACATACTGCATAACAAAGTCTGCCTCAGAGCGATTTGTTGAGATGTACCGAGAGGACCGGGGGCTTAGGGTCACAAGCGTTAGACCCATGAACGCCTACGGCCCAAGGCAGTCAGCCCCAGAACCCTATGGTGCAGCCAAGGTTAGAAAGATTGTCCCAAGCTTTGTATGCTCTGCATTAGCTGGCGACCCTCTAATGGTTTATGGCGATGGCAGCCAGGTCAGCGATTCAGTGTGGGTTGGGGATGTTGCCAGGGTCTTTGTGACGGCTTTAGAAAAGGCAGCCGAGGGTATTGTGCCAACACACCCAATAGATGTGGGTAATGAGTTTCCAACCACAGTCCTAGATGTGGCTAATGAGGTCATCAAGAATGTAATCAAGGGCACAATCAAAACAGTACCCATGAGGGCAGGTGAGCCTTTTGGTGGACCCATGAGTACCCAATCAGAGTTGCTAAAGGTTGTTGAGGCTGTCAAGACTGCTAACCCCAAGCTAAGACCAACTGATGTCAGGCGTGTTGTTAGAGAGCTGGGCACAGTAGTTAGTGCAGACATAACAACCCTTGAGGTAATTGGTATTGACCCTGCAAGCTTCAAGCCTTTGTCTGAGGGTATTGCCGAAACAGTAGAGTGGTTTAGGACTAACCGAGGCACAACTTGGGATACTAATTAACAGGTAGACTAGAGGAATTATGGCAATCACAAATGGTTATGCTTCATTAGCTGAGGTCAAAGCATCTCTAAGAATCCCTAGCGCAGACACAATGGATGACGCTTTATTGGAAACAGCCATCGAGTCTGCTTCAAGACTTATTGACGGCTTCACAGCTCGCAGTTTCTCTAACGCTGGTACGGCTGTAAGAAACTTTGCCGCTACTGATGCAATCAACCTAATTATTGACGATGCAATTACTGTCACCAAGGTTGAATCAACAGATGAGATTGGCGACACCTACACAGAGTGGAAGCTAACCGACTACCAGCTTGAACCTGTAAATAGCAGGGCTGATGGACTCTACTCGCCCTACACAGGCATCCGAGCCATCAACGACTATTCATGGCCAGTTGTTGACTACCAGGCACTTGTCAAAATTACTGGCACTTGGGGCTGGGCAACTGTGCCAACTGCTGTAAAGCAAGCCTGTGTGATTCAGTCATCAAGAATCTTTAAGCGACTGGACTCACCTCTAGGTGTTGCTGGCTTTGGCGACATGGGTGCCATCAGGGTTGGCAGATATCTTGACCCGGATGTTGAGCAACTACTTATGCCTTACAGGATTATGAGGAACTTTGGCTAATGAGCATCAGCTTAATTAGACAGGCCCTAGCAACTAACCTTGCCACAATCTCTGGGCTCAGAACAGCGGCTGAGGTGCCTGACCTGCCAAACCCACCAATTGCTGTTGTCGCTCTCAACTCAGTGACTTATGACAGAGCCTACGCAAAGGGTATGACTAGCTATTCCTTTGTAATCACAGTTATTGTCGGCAGAGCTGCCGAGCGTGAAGCCCAAAGAAAGCTGGATGCATACATCAGCACTGGGGCAACAAGTATCAAAAGTGCAGTAGAATCAGATAGTACTCTCGGTGGTAATGCCTACGACTGCCGAGTAGTGTCAATGGACTCAGTTGGGTCTGTGACAATAAGCGATACCACATACCTGGCTGCTGACTTCTCGGTCACAGTCATAGCAAACTAGGAGAAATAAACAATGCCAAAGTTTTACGCACAAGATTACAAGATTACAGTTGGTACAACCAACCTATCTGCATCTATTAACTCTGTCACCCTTGACATCACAACCGATGAAGTAGAAACAACTGCTTTTGGTTCGACCTATCGCACACGCATTGGTGGACTAAAGGATGCATCAGTATCTCTAGACTTCATGCAGGACTTTGCTGCTGGGTCAGTTGACGCTCTATTGTTCCCACTTATGGGTTCAACAGTTGCTGTCAAGATTGCCCCAACATCTGGCACAGTCACCGCTACAAACCCTGAGTACCGCTTTGATGCTCTAGTCACCCAGTACCAGCCATTTGCTGGGGCAATCGGTGATATTGCATCGCTGAGTATCACCTGGCCTGTGTCCGGTGAAGTTGTACGAGGAACCGCACCAGCTGCATAAGCTGATAAGGTAAGACCATGAAAATAAACCTACAAATTGAGTACAGCGACAAGCCTGGTGAAAGTAAAGAAATCACCTGTCTAGCATCTGACATGGTTAAGTTTGAGTCCAACTTCAACATCTCCATTGCCAACCTAGACAAAGACCTTAAGATTACTCACCTGCTTTTCCTAGCTTGGGCAAGTGAAACACGCACCAAGGCAACTGTTGCAACTTTTGACGAATGGATTGACGGAGTAGCCGCTGTGTCTGCTACCGATGACCCAAAAGAATAAAGGGTCTAGGCGACCAGTCAGCTCATTGGTTCATAGCATCTCTTGCAATTGAGTCGGGGATAAGCCCCAGAGAATTGTTGGAACTTGATGAGAGGATGCTTTGGACCCTGAGCAGGTATTTGATTTTTAAGAATCAAAGTCAAAGCCCAAAAAGATTAGCCCCCTAAAAGGGGGTTTTTCTTTTGGATAGAATAGACAGAGTTATCCAATCTAGGAGTCCTGTGTTTGACAAAATACGCATTGAAGGTGTCAGGGAAACCTTGCAGCTTCTTGATGCTGTACAGCCGGGAAGCATTAGAGAATTACGCAAAGATATAAAGCGTATTGCTGAACCAGCAGTGACGGCTATCAAGTCAAACCTACCTCCAGTTGCACCATTGTCGGGGATGAACCACTATGGTCGTACACGCTATGCAGGTGCCTTGGTAAAGTCTGAGGTCTTGCTTAAAGACAATAAAATGAGCCAAACATCATCGCTTATAAGAATCTCTGTTGAATCACCTGGACTTGCTTCCGGTCTTGAGATTGCTGACATGGCAGGTAGGCGCACAATGGTCCAAGGCCCACAGCTTCCTTACCAATACAAAGGTAGGGGCCGCATCGGTGGCAGAGGTCGGCAAAGCCCAAACAGGTCAAGGCCAGTTGTCAGGCGTGGAAACTCCCAAGAGTTCTCTTACCGCATAAATGGCCAGGGTAAGGCAATGGTTAGAAATCTTAAAGGCATACCCTCCCGGTATGTTTACCCAGCACTGCCTGGGCGTATTTTCCCTATGCGAGATGACATGATAAAAACGCTTGATGCCTATGTGGCAAAAATCAACCAAAAACTTAAGGTTCGCTAATGGCAATTAGAATCCCGATACTCACCAGCTTTGACCCTAAAGGTCTAAGACAAGCCAATGCACAGTTTGCCAAGCTGCAAGGCTCAATCGGTTCACTAGGCAGAAACTTTGCAGTAGCTGGTGCAGCCATC